CTATAAGTAACACCCTGGTGTGGCACGGGAAATGCCAAACCTTTATAGCTCCTGTCCACATAATCCTCCTTAAAATCAATAGATTGACCATCAACATCAATCCATTGGTTTCCAGTGACTATCTTGAACAAGTTACCTCTGATTGGTACAATCTTCGGCTTATAATCTACACCCAACATGCGTAAATTATGGCTGGGGGCTATCCCCTCCCAGCCCGTTAGTAGTTTAACCCGTGAGTCTCGGTCGTTTGGGACTTGCTAACGACGCACAACGCGAACTTAGTGTGATTCAACACTAACTGATTTATGACTATCATACATGTATTAAGCATGTAATCGGTGTTAGCCACTGCGAACAACGCCGGGTATTCGGACCGAATAACCTGACGTATCGTAACCAATGCTCCACTTGTAACGCTACCGTTGCCGGTAACTAATGTTTTAAATGAACATTGTTTAATCGCAAAATCAATTACGTTGATGTACGCGTAATCTTCACCTGACGTCACAAACCCGGCGGATAATGCCAAATTGTAATTCATGCTACTGCTTACATTCCCAATGCGCGTCCGTTCGCCGACATGAGACAAATCGCTCAAATCAACATCCCAAAACCATCTAAAGGAAGTCTCACGGCCGATTGTGACAGTTTTACCACCGCCAAGTGTTTGGACATTTGACACTGCGCCGCACGTCGCCAGTCCGACAACATCCTTAAAGTACTCCAAGTAGCTCCGCTGGACGTTTTGTGTGTACAATATAGTGCACAACCGTAAAACGCCAATATCGCCTAAATCTTGGTGTATCTTAAGGAATCCAGTCGGCAACTCACTATACAACTCGCGCGGAGTGCGCGTAAAATCATACTGTGAATTAGCTGTTGGTGCATGCAATGTAGTGCACTCAGTTGACTCATCAACCTCGGCGTCAGAATCACCCTCATCCACAACACCATCATCAACCCATTCGACACGACTTGTGTCGACATGGTCTGTGACAGTGTTACTGAACGTTGGCACTAACGCTGAGACATCTGTTCCGATGAATGCGGCACTGCTGTCTAGTGTCGATAAGACTAAATCCATAATCTCACTAAGCTCTGTTTCTGTCATCGACTCCGAACCACCATCAATATCGACAAATGCATCCAGACCCACAGAATTAACTGGTAGATTTTGATCTAGCGCTTCGTCTGCATCACGTTCAACATCCAAGTTGATGTCCGCGTCAAGTTGATCTGACGTAGACCGCTCTGCTATTGATGGTAACTGGTGCCAATGTTCGGCTCGGCATGACTCACTGATATCTTCACAACGTACAAAACATATGTTGCGATCATTCATAACTTTCTGGACCAACCGTCGTTCGGCATTTGGGTTTCCCTCAGATCGTCCACTGTTATGCTTAGGTTCACCTGGGTGATAATGGGCCACTCGACCAAAAGAACAACATCCGCGAGCCCCGCGAATTGTTTCTTTTGTATGCGGCCCAATCTCGCACCTAATGTATTTCGTTCGTTGTTTAACATTGTCGACAGAGTGACTGGGTTTGCCGAAACCTAAACTCTTATTCTCACTAGTGTTGGCAGGAGATTTTGTCGACATTGCTTTGATATTAGTCTTGCCTTTGTTACCACTACTATTATTATTAAATTT